ATTAAAGTCAGGATAAATATTCAATGTCGTGCTTGTATCAGCCGCGAGTTCGAGAAGAATCTCCCTGAACCGCTTCTTTAACTGTGGGGTTCCATAATGGAAGTATGCGAGCCTGAGAAAGGCCGCAACGGAACCGCCATCAAATGACGTGCCAGAATCTATTCTCCTAACGTAACCGTCATCAAACCCACCATATAAAACTTCATCTCCATTTATATTTTCAGTAGAGGCAGCACAAGCAATCTGGTCTCTCATGGTAAATGGGAGTATCCCCTCATTCTTACCATTGATAAACGTCATGGTTATACCAGTCTTGTCATCGAAGTACAACCTGTACTGGTTCTTTTCTCTAACTCTGAGAGAAACCGCTATGCTGTCCTTGTATTTCTGGATGAGTGGATCAATCTTTTCAGATATAATGGATTGCTTAAAGTCACCGTAGTTAAGTGTAGCGCCTAGGGATGTGAGTCCCCGATCATCCAAGAATATAGTTGTCTGCATTTTTTCTACAGTGCCATCAACCGCACCCGCACCAGTATAGAACGTAGTTAGGTTAAAATCATCTCTACTCTTGCCATATAGAATATAGGTGTTATTTCTACCAAACACGGCTAGAGCATCCTTAGACTCTACTGAAATCCCAGTAACAGCATCACCAACTATCAGTTCTGTCGAACCCGTAGTGGTGCTAAAAACTGTAGGTAATTGAAGTCCCGAACAAACAAGAGAACCGCTAGAATAAGAAATAAACAAATGGTTTTTATACGCCTCTATATGACTAGGAGTATCTACTGATAAGCCACTTCTTATCTTTGTAAAGTTAGTGCCATCAAACTCAAATGCATTGTCAACTCCGTTGACACCATACATTGTTTCAGTTCCTTCCTCGCCTTGGAAATTAAAGTTAACAAACTCATAATCCCCACCGGGCTGGATAGTTTGTGCATACTGAGTACCATAAGCATATGCTAATGTCTTTGAGGATGGCTCGCTTGCCCCATTAACTAGCGCCCGTTTGGCTCCAAGGACATGTATCTCTTCATCATTTGTCCATGTACCTGTATTACCAGTAATAGACAAATAACCTGCGGCATCATCAGTTGACCAACCACCACTTGCAATCGTAACTATTTTAACTGTAGCTGTCTTTCCAGAAGAGGCACCTACTATGGTATCCCCTTCTAATATCTCTACATCTCCTCCATCAAAACTGAGAGTAGGAGTGCTTAATGTTTCATTATTAACAAAAGTACCTGTTACCCCTGTAAGAACTACGGTGCCTTCTGCTCCAGTATCCCAGTTACCGTAATAGGTAACACCTGCTACCGTGCCAGAAGCGCCCCCTGCACCAGTTAAAATAGAACCGATCACCATCTCACCATTGCCAGTGGTTCCATCAAAGTTTAAAGCTGTACCTAAATCAATCTCAGTCCACCCAGCAGAGGTTGCTTTATACATACCCGCACTTGCGCCACCAGATTTGTTCCTGAATGAGTAAAGATCACCCAGATATCCCCATACACCAAGAACACTTCCTTCGCCGGGAACAACATCAATGGTCTCTCTTTTCTCCTCTATTCGAGTCTGCAACTCTGGCAGAAGTGAAGAGTCAGCCGTGGCGTCTCTTAATACAGGTGCGCTATTGGAAAGAGACGTTGCGTAAAGTCCCATTATCCAACTCTATGAACTGTCATTTGAGCATACTGTAGATATATATTTTGGCTACTTCCGTTATCATGTTTAATCCTGCCATACACATCGGTATAAGTAGTATGTCCAGTGGTGTCAATCATGCCAGACATGGCAAAATTTGCTACATCGTTTGCATTTGTTATATATTGCAATGATTTAAGAACGGGGGTATCTGTAATTGTTCCCCCAGTATTGTCTGTTGATACCATAGCCGTCCATAGTATATTTGCAGTTGCAGCCTGTTTTAATGATACACATAGATTTACTACAAAAAATCCCTTGTCATATATCCTTATTCTATCGTTTGCGTAATCAGCATCGGTGCCCACAGTCGTTGATGATACAGTTCCAGTGTCGTCTGCCACATTAGTTCCAGCCACTGAAGACCAATCAAATTTTGCAGTAGTTGCATTAGCAATAGCCTGAGTCGCTGGCGTTCCATCACCAGCAGCGTTATTTATACAACCATAAGCCCCCATTCCTGATTCTACAAATTGTCTTACAAATTGAGCAGTAATAGCACCAGTAGTATTATTGGCAAAACTTGTCCCGGTTAAAACTGCTCTTGTTTTTCTTAATGCTTCTGTTGCCATTATCCATACTCCACGTTAAATGCAGCGCCAAATGCGCTATCTTTATTTAGAAAAAACATTGTCTCTCCGTCTTGAAGAGTTCCACTTACTACAGTAAAGTAAATGTACCCTTCTCCATTTGAATTAGAAAAAGACCCAGCCTCATCATCACCAGTTATATCCTCCATACTTACCTGAAGAATAGAACCTATAGCCCCACTGCTTTCTCCTTTTACCAGATCACCCTGAGAGGGAATCTGCATATCAAAACCATTTCCAAATGCATTGCTGAATACGGAATCTTTAGCCGTTCCTACGGTAAATGGAATTCTGTAGTATGTTATTTCCGATGGTAGTCCAGTCCCATCATCTCTCTCATAACCATCTAGCCTTCTATATCGTCCTCGGATATCTACCTCAAAGTTATCAGCGGCTATGCACTCGCCGGGTTTTAAAGAAAGGGCGGGAGTAATAATATTCAACCCGCCCGAAAATGGAAAATACTGAGAGCCAACGCTAGATGGAGGCGCTCTCCTAGCAATAGTCATTGCGGAACCACTGTAAAATTAGCTAAGTCCTGAGTTGCAGAAAATCTTCTGTTTCTCTGACTCGGCAGTTGATCTGCTTCTAACTTATCTATTAAATCAGTGAACTCTGCAATAGCCCCAGAGGTAACCTCTGGCGCATCATTCTGCTCACCATAGTAAATCTTTGCCCTACAAATAATAATCCTATGAAACCACGTTGGTATGACAGAGACCTGACTGGAACTAGATAACTCAGTTGGTACTGCCCAATACTCTGCCGTGAGTGTTGTCGCCGCATCAGGAGTAGGATACATATCTATCACATTATCAGGCTTAACCGAAAAATACTCAGGAGTACCAGTCGCAACACTTCCGTACTTATAATTATCTCTATATTCTTTCCATCCAACATAACTTAATGGTTGCCAATTATCGGCAGTAGGATCATAAACTACAGAATCAATGTTCCATTGAGCCAAAAGCGTGGGAGACGTAACTGTAGAAGTGGATGCTACAGTAGTCGTTGAATACTCTGTCCATAGAAAATCCCAGTTAAACCACATCCTCTGGATGTCTAAATCCGCATCCTTTATGTAACGGACAACATCCTTCTCCTCTTCAATAGTAGGAGTTATATCGCTTGGGCCTGTTCCGGGTATGCCTACGTCCCTAGCCATGTCTTGGCATAATACTAGATATGTGCTCATCTCATATTTCTCAAAATATCTGCGACTACCCTCTCAGGTTTTATGTTAGAGGCGCACTTAGCGCCACCAGTTTCTTTGTCTCTATTGCAGGTAGAAAAACCAAAATGCATCTTATGGCACGGGAAACAATGACAATTCTCAGGCTCGAATGCAGTTGTGTTTTTCCAATGCTTAGTTAAATTCTCATTGGAAGAGTGAGACAAGAAAACGCACTTATGATTACGCATCATACTTGCAGCATTTAAAACACCAGTCTCTGGCCCAACAACCACATTACAGTGTTCAAGAAAAGCAAGAGTCTTACCTATAGGCCATTTCCCTGATTTAGTTATTACTCTTTTTTCATTTTCCCACCCAACTTCCAAAAGTTGGCACAAGTTATCTCCAACAGTAACTATTGAAACATCTCTTCTCTTTAACAAGAGAGACGCAATCACATTATCTACCCACGGGTATACCTTATGAACAGAAGAACCAGAAAGAGACCACAGGATTACATTCTGCGTCTTTATTCTTTTTCTCTGCTTCTTAGCCCACCTCTTTTCGGCGGGGGACGGATAGAAAACAGGATTATGTATAAACTCTACACCAGCAATTCTATGAGTCACCTCAAGATAATTCTTATTGCATATTTTGTGTATCTCTTCTTTAGATAAACTGTATCCTTCACTCTCTTCTACAATAAGTTTCTCACCATGAAGTTCTACCTCTCTTCGTGGATTCAATAAAAGAGTACCTTCAATAGATTCTGATAACTGAACAAACCTATCAAAACATTCTTCCATTTTATCCCAGTAATCACGCAACTTTAGATTACTTATCTGGCTATCTCTTTGTACCAACAGTTCATCTACGCATGGATTGTGCTCAAGTAATCCAGCGCCAACCTTAGTTACATTAACACATACCTCGTATCCTTCTTCTTTAAATATTGGAAATAAAGAAGAAGCCTGTATGATATCACCAAAAGCTCCGTATCGAACTATACATACTGTCTTATTATTTCTTATTCCACCAAAGTCTTTAGGAACAAAGTCCTCTACTTCCTTATTAGGAACGTGGGTTATTTTCATTCAGGAAGTCTAGCCATTACCTTCCTGCGTATAGAGTCTATCTTCTCGTGTGGATCAATAATTATGCCACCAAGATTCTTTGCTTCCCATATTAAAAGATTTCGTCCACCCAATCCTTTTTGGTCTCTAGCCCAATCTTTATTTCTATCTTCACTTTTAGGATGGTGCATCTTTTTTCCGTTAACACCGTAATAGATGCCATCCTGTTCATAGCTGGCCGCATGAATCCCATGAATTTCCGCATAGGGCTTCGACCAATCAATAGCCACAAATACTCCTCCTTATTCTAAAGACCATCCTACCCATTCAGGTCTATTACCAACATTGGCATTATTTTGTTTCTGATTGTTTTCATTCATATAAGTATCAACTGAATCAACCAGAGTGTAACCGCTTTCCTTCGGGTTGTTCGAGGGTTTAGCGTGTTTATCAAAGGTTGCCCTCTGAAATTTGCCTGACCCTATAACAAGAGAAGTCATAGTCATAATCTTGTCCTCACTTTTTTAATCCGTACTTTTTACCGCCAGCAGCTTTGCGTGGGCCTGATGCCATCTTTCTACGACCGGCCTTAGAAACATTACCCTTTAATTTACTTCTGGCTCCTCGACGAGCACCAAGAGATTCATCTTGTCTCGCCTTGTATCCTTGTTTTTTAGCCATCATGGCCTCCATAGTGAAAAGAAAGGGGGGGCGTTAACCCCCCCGAATCTTTGTTAACGAAATTGAAAAGAACCTTCACCGGGTGAAGAAACTTTCTTTTTCACAATACCCATAGGCACTTGGTTCGGGCCGTGACTATCCATTCCCAATTCCTTGGGAGTTTCAGTAGCCTTTTCCAAACTTGATAGACCATTTTCAGGGATTTTACCACTTGCTGAATGACTTTTAGCCATAGTAATCCTCCTTAATACCACTCAACAACAACGTATGGATATCCAATACCAGCCTCAGTACCAGAATCCACCCCAACAACTGGTTTGCATTCGATCTGAGTATCAGCAGGAAGAGCTTCTGAAATAATAGCATTCGTATCGTCTTGGATATTGAATGTATCAGTCAAAGCAGTACCATCCGTAATGTTAAGTTTAGCATAAGCATCGTCATCGGAAGTTGTTCCAACCAAAAATGATGCCTCTGTGGAGTCACAAGCAAACGTTTCAGTTACTTCAATACCAACATCAATAATGGTTCCCTGCATCCCCGTTGGCCCTTTAAAGGAGAAAACGGTAGGTGTACCATTGCCCATGTCTTGTGCAGCACCTGATTGAATGCGCGTTGTTACAGGATTTGAATAACTCATAATATACCTCCTTAACTTGCGCTGTCCCAAATCACAATACGTGACTGGGCTGCTTGTGTGTGTGTAATGCCAAAGCCCCCAAGGTAATACCAAGCAATACCCCGATCACGACCAAAGTCGCCCGGAATCTTACCACGTATTTCCTCTGGAACTGCAATGGCTTCTGCTACAGTGTCCTCGCCAAAGAATACCGCCCAGTCAGACAGACCATTACTCCATGTAGCGGCAGATGTACCCATGCCGGTATACTTTGCAATGTGAGTCTGTTCGACAAAGCGAACACCTTCGTATCTACCAATCTCACCATTCATAATCATCTGAAAACCTTGATCCACATACTGATGGATAGATTCCAGATCATTCTTTAGGGTTCGATAGGTTGAAGGCCACGCCAAAGAATAATAATCATCACCTGTATAGGCGGGAATATTACGCTCTTTCATCAAATCAACGATCAATTTGACGTGCGCTTTTCCTAATGCTACGTTATTAACTAGCGTAGCGGTTCCGTTCGTGGTTAACGTAAGCGCCGTTGTGCTGTTACCCCCAGTGGGGACTACACGCAACTTTGCCGCGTCAAACTGAGCGGAGGCGAGGTTGTCAAAAGCCTTTTTGGCGTCGTTCTTTAACACTTTTCTGATGATTTCACGAATCGGTTGTTCACTCATATCATCCAACTTACCCGTGTAGGGTACTGAGTTACCGGCTTCCGTGATAGTCATCGTACCCTGAGAAATCGTAAACGAAGTCTCTGGGATAGTGTTGGTTTCAACCAAGGTTGTGCCTTGAGTAGAAACGTCACTAAACACGTTCCAATGGAATGTATCGCCACGGTGTAAACCCTGATGTGCGGCATCTTTAATGTCACAAAATTGTCTAAACTTGACAACGGGCTGAACCGCCATTCTCAACTCACGGCTGAGATTTAGCGCATACATATAACCACCGGAAGTGTTGACAGACCATACTTGTCCTGCCATGACTACCTCCTAGTTGTTATAATTGATTTTGCCCTCTAGATTCTCTCATCTCTTCGATAACTTGACTGGGCGTTTTAGGCTCAGGCTCGTCCTCTCCGATCTTAGCGCTCTTTCGGGCAGGTTTTGGTTCAGAAACGATCTTCTTCTTTCTATCGGCTCGCACATTAGACTTACCAGTAGATAAATTTAGATTCGCCCATTCTCTCGCGTATTCAGCGGCGGCTTGGATAACATATCCCGGTGCCATTGAAGGATTTTCCTTCATAATAGTAACCGTTCTATTATCTGCTATAGCCCTTAATTCGGTATTGTTTGCAACATCAGCGTATTCTTTCTCAAACCAAGAAACTGCTTCCTTGACTGAATCTTCATACGTTTGCTGTTGCATTCTAGCCTGTGCCATCTGTTGGCGAGCAAAAGCCTCCTGTAAGGCTTTATTAACTGCTTCCTCTACATTTGGGGTAGCTGCTTGAGAGCGTCCCGTTGTCAAGGTCTGCAACAATTCTGCGGCTTTATCCGCATCATCTTCATATAACGCTTGGTGATACTCTTTTGCAACTTCTGCAAAGTTAGTATCTGTTTTAGGTTCATCGCCCTGCGTTTCGGGTAGACTCTCCTGTTCTTTCTGCTTCAGACTCTCAACGTATTGACGCAATTGAGCCTCTTTTCCATTAAGCCATTTTTCTTTAGCAGCGGCTTGTTCAAATCTTTGTTGAGAAGCAGAATCTTTCTGATGTGAAACTTTGAGTCCTTCAAAAGGTACTATAGTTTCTTGACCATTTACCTTAACTGAAGTAACCCATTGATTATCTTTAAGCCATACAGGTGGAGTCGGGTCTTCGTGTTGTATTTCTTCCTCAACCACCCGTGGCTCTTCAACCTCAGATTCTTCACCCTCTATCACCTCAGATAAAACTTCTACCTCTCTCTCAGCAACAATCTTAGACATTATTTTGTCACGTTGAGACTGAGGGGTTTCCCTTTCCTCTTGTGATTCTTGTTCTGACTCTACAACTTCTTCCGCATCCGTTTGGGTAGCGTCGTCCATCTTACTCTCCTAAATTATTCCGCCTCTTGATACCTAGCCAACTTATCCGCATTTTCACCATCCGCAATAATCGCATCCAGATATTGCAACAGCTTTAATGGGGTAGCGAGGGTCGAAGATATTTTGCGGTATTGTTTAAGTTCTTCTTCTGAAGAACCAATGTGCTCCTGAAACGCTATTTCTTGAAGGTCAGAGATAGCCTTTCGGTAATCTCCTATAGCCCTTTCAACTATAGCCTTTCCAGTTGGAGTTCTTATAAATTCATGTGTACTTCTACCAACCTTAATTCTTGTTAGTAAATCGTCAACTTTAGGGTCAACGGGATTGCCAAATTCACTCATCCTATTTCATAAGGAATTTTGTTGTACTTATCTCTTGCCATAGTTCCTACTTTACTAACATCATTTTTGTTTTCTACCATTCTTCGTTGTATCTCCTGATCAACTATCTGGTTAAGTAAAGCGTCCCTTTGTAACATTAACTCAGCACGTCGAGTATCTGCATCTTGCTGTTTAACGGTTGCTTCATTGCGTTTCACATCAAGTTTTCCAACTCCTTCCTGAGATGACATTACCTGTTTTTGCAGTTCTGTCTGTGCCTTCAATTGAGCCGCTCTTAATGTAGCCTGTTGTTTAACTTGCTCTATAGCCATACGACCCTCCATCTTAACTTGATCAATTTCTAGCATTCCAGTTAACTGTTCAATCTGTTGTTGCAAGTCCTCAACTTGAGGATCAACATCGCTGGACAATAAGAATCTTGAACCATCTTTATATCCTAATAATCCAAAGACTTCTTTGGCCACTTCATCTACATTAATTTTATCTTCCATTCCGGGCAACTGACCGATACTTCCGACACCGAACAGTAAATTCTGTACACGGCCCATAGGATCAGTAGCGTTCATTCCAACATTAACTTTAAGCAAAACATTCTGTTTAAGAAGTTCATCCATGACTTCATCTTTTCCGAAATCAATAACTCCCTCTTCACCTTCAATTCCAGCAGTTTCACCAGCCAGCGCAGTAACGTGCTCATCCGTTTCATAGTACTGCTCAAGTTTTAACAACTGTTTTAGAGCTGGTTCCACCCATGTTTCAGCAAAAGTTCTTAGTACAAACTCTGTGATCATGTTGGTATTGCCAGATAACAACTGCATACCACCAACAGTCTCATTAAGGTTGCGAGCGCCGCCTACAGTTGAGGCAGAGAAGTTTCCTTGCAGTTCATCGAAATCCATATTGATCCGATCCTGCTCTTGATAGGCAGACGCCGTGACATCACGAGTTTCAATAACTCTGACATCTTGGTCTGGGTCATCCATTTCTACAGCGCCGCCGGGAACAGACCTGAACAGGGCATCCAAATCTATATTACGATCCCTGCGAATATGATAACGCTTGTTCATCGACAACTTAATGTTATCGAATCTTTGGTTCCATATATCATTCGACGCTGCTTGCAACTCTTCGGTGAGTTCTACAGTTGCAGATGGATATACACGATGGGCTTCAATATTAAGTTTCCCCATAACATAGGGGCGCTCGCCTTGTTTTAACCAAGGATACATCTCCATCAATGGTTTTGGATCAGTAAGGAGAAAGTCTGTACCTCCGGTAAAGAAACACCAGTCTTCCCCATCTTTTCTTATTATATTCTTATGAATCCAAACAATCTTATATTCTTTTATGTTCTCGAAATCATCCTCTAATGGGTCTTCTCTAGGCTCTTCTCTAGTCAACCTAGTAGTATCATCTTCCTCACTAGTAGTTGTTAATAACTGCTCAAGGGTTACCTTCTTCCATTCTCCACTGTCCACTCTTTCCATAGCATCTTGTGCAAACATAGGAATAAGATGTATAACATATGGAGACGAGGAGATGGGATCATACCAATCAGCCGCTGGATCAATTCTAAAATTCTCAGGTTCCACAACCTCAATAACGGGGTAATCCTTTATAGTTGACTTAACCTTTTCCCTAACTGGCTTTCCTTCCATGTCAACAACTTCAGCACCAGTATCATCAACTGAAGCAAACGTCTCATCCTTTTCTTCAAACTCCCAATACTGGTGTGAAACTACAGTTCCATATATTGCCGCATCTTGAAGGGCAGTCACCATAGTAGTAAACCATGGTATCGTGTTAGTCAATCTATACTGCATGATAGATTGAGCAACCGATGCTCCCGCCATTTGCATAGGATTATTAGGATCAGACGGGCTTATAGTCAGCATATCCTCATTACTGAAGAAGGCTATCGCCATTGCCGATTCTAATTTTCTAACAGTTGTTCTCGTCTTTGGCCTAAATAATCTGGATCGTTTATCATAGGCAGACGTTAAATACTTAGAACCCGGCGGATGTCTACTATTGAAATTAGATATATTCTTTTCCCACTGATAACGAAGATTAGTATCAACCCACTCAGTAGAACCATCATATGCCTGACGAGCAAGATTTAACCATATCTTGTCTTTGTCTCCTATCATGGCAGAATTCGGAATATCTTCATCTACATTCAGGGGCGGTTGAGGGTTGATTAATGACATTAATGTAAATCTCCATTGAGTCTTCCATACTGATCCATTTCTAAATCAGCATACTTAGTCTGATTAAATTTTCCTCTATGCTGCCGGTATCTTTCCAATATCTCTCCACCCGCATTAACAACTGCCCTATAATCATTATCAATTTTATCAGCATGAAGAATGAATCCCCACTGTCCAGACAGGCGCATTGACTTTACTCCAACAACACCATCCATAACATGGACAGCCCATAGCCAACCGGGATACTTTTCTTCTAGTTTCTCAGCCACATTCTTTGCCAATGTATAATCATG